AAAACTTCATAGAAATCAGGACTTGCAACAAACCAACGACCTTCTTCAGGTACGTTCTGTTCGTCTAATAGTCTTGACATTCTACCCATAAGGTCTAGAGGGTCATGTTCGTTAGAATCAAAACCTATGTCTAGATTACCTGTACCGTCAAAAGTTCCAGCAGCTAAATCAGTAGCGTTGTCAGAACCTAAAACGTGGTTAGGTGATGAAGCAGACAATCCTGCAAACATAACAGCTAAGACAGCAGCATCATATGAATCTTTTAATGCATATGCAGCAGAGCTTGAAGCTACTTCTTTAAAGTTGACGTGTGACATTTTAGTCTCAATATCATCTACGATGAATTTGAAAGCTTTGGCACTATCAACAACTAAAGAAATTTCTTGGTCTGTTAGTTTTGTAGCAGTAGTATCGCTACCTCTTGTGTAATCTGACACAGAGATAACGGGTTCTTTGATAATCTTTACAGAGTCTCCGTAAGCAGTGATTTCACCGGCATAGTCGGTGTTAGTAATAGCTTCAATAACAGACGATTTTCTAAAAAAGTTTAAAACCTTTTTAGAGTAAACCGAAGGTAAAAAGAAACTATTATTTTGTCCACTTACAGAGTTTGCAAAGTTAGCATCGGTATCAGTTGAGGGTTCAAAATATTGAGCCATTTGATATTCTCCTAAGTTTGTAAATTAATAGTTAATTATTTTGCAATCCTGCCTTGTGACATGGCTTCACTTATTTCAGCTTCGTGCTTATCAAATTCAGCCATAGACATTTTTGCAATTTCCCTTTCAGTCCAAACTTTCTCTTGCTTCGGTTCTACACTAGTTGTTTTAGTGGAAACCATGTCAGCAGCAGATTTCTTGGACTGTTTAGAATTTGACTTCTTCGGTGCAACATCCATACCAATATCTTTCTTGAACAAATCTAAAGCTCTTGAAGCTAGATCAGCATCGTCAGCATTATTGTATACCCAATCTTGGATAGACTTTGGCTGCTCTTTAGCCCAACCATGAAAATCATCACTATTGCGAATATCTTCAAAATCAGGATGCTTATCCATCAATCGCTTTTCAGCATCTTTACGAACTAACTCTTTTTCACGTTCTTGTAGTCTTTCAAGCTTCTCTCTTAAGTCTTTAGATTTCTCTTCGGACTGTAAGTGAGAAACAGTTTCTACAACTTCGTAAACATCAGGATACTCTTCTCTAAACTTTTCAAGTTCTTCTGGAGATTTAGGAGCAACGTAGCTTGGTCTGCTGTTAGCAGCTTCTTCTAGTAACTCTTGTTCTCTAGACTTAAATTCATTTAACTTAGAGTCATAATGCTTTTTCAAGTCATCATAGCGTTTCTTGTAGTCTGGTCGCTTGTAAGGTTCGTCCTTTGGAGTCTCCTCTTTAGCTTCCTGTTCTACAGGTTCTGCTACTTTAGTTTCCGGTTTTGCTTTGGGCTTTTCGAAAAAAACTCCGTCTGCATCTTGAAAACCTATTTCGTCTTCTGTATGCCAAGGTTTGTTCATGTTGTAAGGATTGGCATTTTCCTCTTGTACTTCTGTAGTCATATTCTTCTCCTACGGGGGCTTCGTTCACAAGGTAGCTCTATGTCGACTAGAGGGCTTGTATGTAAAGGTAGCCTTTCGGTTTATAAAATGATAGGGTGCTTATGACATAAGGTAGCCCTACCGTTAAGTTTGTTTAGCTTCTGACGTGCCTTTGGTCAGGGTCAAGCATCATTTTAGATTTAATACCTTTTGATATTTCATCTTCATCTTCAAGACCTTTAGTACTATCTACTGTTTCTTTAACAATGCGAACCTGTGGTTCTTTTTGTTCTTCAACAGGTAGTTCTACTCTTTCTTCCGGCTCACCACCATTAGCTAAACCTTGTCTTTCATCTGCTTTCATTTCTGCATCTTTCATCATTGACATTAAATTGTCAGCTCCGATTTCTTCTACAGCTTTAGCAGTAAAGACAAACTCTCCATCAGATAACCTTGCAGGTATACTGTCAGAGACTCCTGAACCCGGACCTTCAACAGGACCAGACCCAGCAAATTCTTGTGCAACGTCTATAACTTTGTCGAATATTTCGCTAAGTTGATCGTTGCCTTGTAACTGTGACATTAGATAGTCTTCTTCTTCGCTATCTAATGCTTCGTCTAAAATAAAATCTAAGTATTCATCTTCCATTTCATCATCAGGAAGCATTTCCTCTTCAGGTTCATTAGGCATCATTAACATAGTCATTTGTCCTTCTATGTCACCACCTTCAGCTTTTAATATTGGTCGAGATAAAGCTTCTTCTAATTCTGAATAATTTCTAAGCTCAAAAGCTTCTTCTAATAATTCTTCAATTCTTGCAGAACTAAAACCTCTTTGTCGTAATTCATCAGCAGTTTGAGCCATTTCACCTTGTATTGCTGCACTTGATTCGTAAGCAGTTCCTTCATCTATTTCTTTTTGCAGTCTTTCAATTTCTTTTTCAGAAAATTTTCTATTAGATTTAGACATATTTTCTGTTTCTAGTTCTTTTTTTATTTTCTTTTGTTTAGCCATTAATCGTGCTATTCTAGCTGCTATACCACCAATAACATATTGTTCTCTATCATCATCTAACAAACCACCACTAGCTTTTTTATTTCGCATGTTTTCTTCGATGGCATCTTGTCTAGTTTGTTCGTAACTATTTAATTTATTATCTCCATCTAAATCCCCAAGTAAACCACCATCGTTTCTTGAATCTTTTAAATATTGTTTATCACCCATATCAGCTTTAATGCTAACAATTTGTTTATTAATATCTTGGATTTCTTTATCTAATTGTAAAACTTTACGTTCATCGTTATTTGCCATAGCTTCTTCACGTTCATTCATTTTTAAAGTTGCTGCAGCTTCTAAACCATTAAGTAATGTATTAGGATTTTTATTTAATCCTTCTATAGTGTCTGGTGTTAATAAATTTTCATTCATGTTTCTTGTTTCCTATTAAGTGCTTCTTTAACCTGCTCCGGGAGCTGCTCTAAGCGTACCAGAGAAGTTATCTTCCCCTGCAACCGGAACATTTCCGATTCCGATGTTGCCACCACCAGTGCCTGTGACTCCAAGGTCTTGAGGTTGTGCAGGTGTTCCTTGAAGGCTTCCCATATTATTTGGTTGCCCGTCAGGGCTTTGAGCTTCAGGGCTAATTGTTTGTCCAGCATTTTGCATTCCTATAATTTGTGCCATAATAGCTGCTTCTTCAGGGTCGTTGAGTATTTCATCAGGGTCTAAATCTAAGCTATAGGCTAGTTCACTAACGAGTTTAGAAATCTTAACAAATGGAGCAATAGCAGGGTTTTGTGCAGTTTGTAAGAAAGTAGTAAGTCTTTGACTTCGTACTTCTTTTTGCATTAAGCTATTAGTTCCAGTAGCTTTAACTTCTAAATCACCATTGACATCTAACCCACCTTCAAAGAACTGCATGTTCCATTGGAAGAAAGCTTCTCCTAGAGGTCTTAATAAAAAGTCATCAAGATTCTTAACAACTGTTTTAATATTTAAACTTGATGCACCTAACAACATTGACATACCCGAAGCAGTCCTTGTCATACTTTGTACACCTGTTTGTCCGTGTGAGTAACTAGGTATGCCTGTTTGTTCGTCTGCAAGTTGTCTAAACTTATCAAACATCATCATATTTTCTGGTGCTGTGTTGGGAAACTTTAAACCATGTATAGCTTGTCCGGGCATTCCAGCTTGTCTTCTAAATATCTTACCCGGATATATTTCCATTGATTGTCCACCAACTAAAGCAGACTCATCTACATCAAACACCAAAGACCCAGCCATTGCTAGGTTATCTACAGCCATACGTGCATGACCATTCATAATTTGTTGGCTATCATCCATGTTCTCAGCTACACCAATACCAAAGAAGTTATAAGGATTTCTTTCGTATGGGAAAGCGTGGTAAGGTATTCTATAAGGAGTAAATGGATTGACCACTGCTCTTAATAGACTATCACCACATATCCAAGCATTAACTTGGACTTCATCTAGATCATCAATATCATCTGCAAGTTCTATACCGACTTCACGTGCATACTCTGCATCCATGATTCCCCAGTATTCAAGAACTTCAAAGTTTGTTTGATAGTCTTCATCGCTTCTTGCATCGTCTTTTAAATGTGACTCAAAGCTTTTTTCTTCGTAGTTAGCACCCATCTGTAAACAATTACGAATAGCATCCTCATCAAAGTAAGGCATGTTACGCAGTTGTCTAAGTTGAGATTTGTTTAGTTTGTGTCTGTGGATAACATACTCACACTCTTCAATGCTAGTAGCTCCGGGGTCTGGATAAAAATCCCAACAACTAACAAACTCAATTCTAGGTACTCTAACTTCTAATGGATTATAATTTCTTTCACCATCTTCACTAGTTTCCCATTTGTGAAGTTTTTTGTTAAAGTTAAATGGTCCTTTTACAATCCCTGTACCAAGTAAAGAAGATTCTAAAAGAGCATTTCTAATTTCTGATGAACCTTTTGATTCATCTATTTGATCGTGAATAAGCTTTTCCATTCTCCTTGCAGCTTTTTGTGCTGGAGAAATTTCTAATGCTTGTGGATTAGGACTAAAACCTTCAACTAATTGATCTTCTATACTGTCTTCTAAAGACTCTTCAAAGATTCCTTTTTGAAGTGTAGCTCCGGCTTTAAGAACTTTACCATCACCTTCGTAACCAACATCGTAAGGATTTATATCTATTCTATTACCAATATCATCTGGTAATTCACCACCACCCATAGTACTTTCAATACCGGGTGCACTTGTTTGAGTATCTAAATGTGCACTAGCTAACTCACCTTCAGGTATTTTAGTTTCAGCAATACCAATAGGAAACTTACCTGTGCCAAAAATTACATCAACAAGTTGACCAAAAGCAGCTAGTACTTTTGTTTTAGTAATCTTAACAAAAATACGAGACTTTTCAGAGTCTCTAAATTTAATAGACTTGTTGTAAAGTCCTCTATAATTTTCGTATGCTCGTAACCAACGTGACTCATCTGAACGTCTAGCATCTTCTGCTACAGTAAATCTGCCTTTGATAATACCAATCAGGTTGGTACGTTGTTCTATTTCAAGAGCAAGTTCTTTACCAGCTTCACCATCTACTTCTTCATAAAGATTATCAGCGTTTAAAAATGTGTTTTCTTTTTCCATATATTACTAATAACCAAATGTAGAATCAGTGGGTTTGTATATATCCGACTTAATTCTAAGCATTCGTTGATGAGGATGATCCATTCTTGGTCTACTCATTACCATGTATCTTAACGCATCGTATGCGTGATCAGCAGCATGAGTATCCACATCCTCCGGATTACTCTTTGATAATGGAAGTCCTTGTAACTCTTTAATTAAGTTTGGACAACTATTAAAGATTTGAACCTTTGGTCTTCCTGTATCTCTACTAGGTCTAAGATACTCATGTATCTGAACCTTACCAGCCTGTCGGTTCTTATCAGCTCTTCTAAGTTTGTGACCCTTACGAATCAATAACTCACCTATGGTAGGACCAGTATAACCAGTCCTTGACCAAGCTGCTGTATCTAACACACCAGTTATGGATTTAATTTCTGACTCTTCCATTTGAGTCAAAGTGTCTCCTAGTGCTTCACCGGTAAGACCTTTTCTGTATAATTCTCTATATATAATGAGGGTCTTATCCTCAGGGTCTATTGCACCCCAGAGACAGCAACTTTCAGAAGCGTAACCATAGTCAATACCTTTTAACCTTTCCCACCATGACGGTAAGTCAAAGGGTGGTATTACATGTATGGACGTATCAAATTCTGCAAATGCTGCACCTTCTGAAATATCCCAATTACCTTCCAACAACTGTTTACGTTGTATGGCTGGTAAGGATTGCAACATCCTTTCGTATTCACCGTCTTCAGCAAGAAAAGGATTGTCCTGTAATCTTGCTGGTATAAACTTTCTTGTTAGACCGTCAGTACCTTTAAAAGTTTTGTTTTCTTCTGCTGGTTCTACGTATCTTTTCTTTACCCATTGTGCTCCTACTCCACCCGGGTTAGCTGTACATCTTAAATAAGTTTTTAACTCAGGGTTGGTGGTTCTTAGCCTTGATGCTAAATAGTTCCATCCAAACTCTGTAGGTAAGTGAGTTATCTCATCAAAACCTATCCAACTGTACGCTTGTCCTTGGTAACGATAAACATCTGCATCTCGTTCCAAAAACCCAAACTCTATCTTTGCTCCACTTGGAAACTGCCATAACTTTTCTACTTCTTTAAACTTAGCACCTTTAAAAGCTCTAGGATAAAGTTCTCGAGACTTATCTATAAGTTCTCTTAGTTCTGGCATAGACCTTCTAAGTATCAAAGCTCTGTGCTCTGAAATATGACAGTAACGCAATGGGTCTATTAACATTGCAAAACTTTTACCACCACCTGCTGCTCCACCGTAAAGAACATCTTTTTCGGATGCAGCTAAAAAATCTGTTTGAGGTCCTTCGTTAGGCATAAATGCCACATGAGAACCTGTAGTATCTAAATGTTTTTGTATCGGGTCAGGAAGTGTTTTACTTTCTTCCTTAGTGATAACATTAGATGTTAAAACTTTTTCTTCTTTGTCAAGTTCTTTCTTGACTCTTGCTAAACTTCTTGTTAGCTTCTGAACTTTCTTTGACTTTTTAGTTAATTTATTTTTAGCTCTTATAGCTAATTGTAAATCTGAAAGCTCTGAATTCTTTGGTCTACCGGGTTTTTTTTTCGGAGTACCATCTTTCTTTAGTATATAGCTCCCATCAGGGTTTGTCAAGTAATTTTTAGGATTTTTTTCCCAATCTTCCATATGTCTTATCCACGTACTTTTTTAAACCGGGTCTTGACATGCCTTTACCTGTTTCAGCTTCTAGCCAATCAACACCTATTCCTAGGCTAATTTCTTGGTGAAAAACAGACTCAGCCACTTCCTTAAGCACAGCCAAGTCTGATTCCACGGGTTTTAGATAACCATCAAAGTTTTCATCAAGCTCATAACCAAAAGGGATAGTTGAAGAAGTTCTTCTGATATAGTTATCAGGGACAAACATTTAGATTATCCACATAATTATTAAAGCTGATATAAAACCTATACCACACATAACACCCCAGACTTGCATGTCTGTAAGGTCATTGGTATTAATCATACTATTTACTTTTTTTTCTAGTAGTTCTTTTAACATTTGTTTTCCTCTTTGTTGTTTGTTTTTTTGGAGTTAGAGCTTTTTTGAATAACTTACTATAAGCTTTTTTTACTGCTTCTAACCATTTATTAATTCCGTACATTAGTCTTTGTTCTCCTCGGCTTTCTTTTTACCGAATATTCTATCCCAATTATCTCTATAGTCTTGTGTATAGAATCCGGGTCTGGGATTAGCACCCTTACTTCCGTGTGTATTTTTGTATATCGGTGACCTGAAGGTTATTGGTTTTTCGTCACTACCTATTTGTTTACCCATTTCTTCTGTCCTGTGCTTGAAGTTTTTTAAGTTTTTCTTGTTCCTTATCTATTGGTTTTTGTTGAACTTGTTTAACCATAATCTTTCTCATCCATACATTTTCGCCATTCA